CATCATCTCCCACGATCCGAACACATGTTCCAACAGCATGGGCGCCGGCATCAGATGCCTCGCCATCTACGGAAAGGAATGAAACCAATGAGAAACACCATATGCGCCGCCCTCACCGCCATAACCCTCGTGCTCTGCGCCGCGCTCGCGGGATGCGGCAATGCGTCCAAGACGTCGACCCCGGCCCACGCCATCGCCGCCACCGGCACCACATGCTCCAAAAGGTCCGGCGACGACATCAAGGAATGCATCGTCACACTGTCCGACACGAGGCAAGTGGTCTGCGTCGTCTACGCGGGCTACCAGAGGGGCGGCTTGTCATGCGACTGGAGCCATGTGAGCGGCGCGGACAAGGAACCACAGTGAAAATCTGGTCGCAATGCGGCGCCGTATGCATCGCTCCGGAAGACGACGAGGAACGGCAGGCGTGCGAACTCGCCGTCAACGCCCTGCTCAGATGGTCGGCGGAACATGACAAGGAAAAGGAACAACAATGAAAGACAGTGAAGCAGACATCGCCATCGGCGTGCTCAACAAACTCATCGACCAGGAACTCGAAGCCGTCCGCGCCGCGACAAGGGACGGCAATACCCCCTTCGGCAGCTACGCCCAGACCCGACACAACGCCTTCCTCTACGCCAGGGATGAGATCAGGAAGGCGCTCGCCGCAGCCGTGGATGAAAGGGGTGCGGGGAATCCGTTCCTGCCGCAGCGTGACGAGCTGGTCACGCAGGATATGCACACCTGCGATTTGTGCGGCCGGTGGTGTTCGAGTCCTGTCTATTCCGTGGGCCTCATCTATGGCGGTCAGGCGAAGACATTCACCGAGGTGTGCGCCGACTGCATGCGACGGCTCAAATTCCAGCCGGTCAAAACCATCTCGCTGGACATTTACCGGCTTTTCGAGAAGTGGTTGGACGAGCAGAAGGAGACGGAGCGGTGAGTAGGAAATTTAAGGTAGTGCCGGTTATGTACGCGGCAAGCGGAAACGTGTACACGATGAAGCTGCAGAATACGGAAGCGCTCGCCGGTCTGCTTTCCGACGGATGGAGCGTGATGCGCACCGACGTGTTGCCGGGACTCGGCGGCAAAGGCGAGTACGAGGTGGGGCCGAACACATGCTATGAGCCATCATCCCCGCCGACAATCGTCTACATCCTTGAGAAGGAGGCGGAATGATGAACAGCATCAGTCGTAACAAACGGCGCTCGCCACATGCGTGCCGGAGTGCGGTCGGGATGTTCATTTGCGCGAGCAATGGCATCGGTCCGTCGCAATACGAGGTCAGCCTGCGCAGGAGGATAGAGCATTGCGTCATCTGTGGCAGGTGGTGGAAGCTGTACGCCGCGTCCTCGCATCTGACCATCTGGACCGAACTGCCCGGATGGGTGGTGTGGCTGCCGCGGCACAAGACCCGGAAGGCCATGCACAATCAACAGAGGAAGGAATCGAAATGAGCGAGGAAACACTGGAACCGCCACTCCCGCCTATCGACGCGAGAACCGAAGCTGCGGCCGAACGCCTGTTCGGACTCAGATTGGCGCTGCGCAAGGACTCCACCGAGATCATCCACGAGGAATGGTTGACCGCACCGGAATGGATCCGCCAAGGATGCCTCCGTCAGGCCATCGAAGTGCTCACGGCCGCCGACCAAGCAAAACCTGCGAGCGCCAAGGCCTCCGGCTACAAGGACCGTATGCGTGTCGAATACCGGGAGTTGACCGCTCGTGCCGGCAGGCTCAGGGACATGCTGCAGCGGTACGCGGACGGCACGCTCGATTTCGAGCCCGTCTGTCCGATCAGCCTGCTGTCCCGTCAGCTCGACGTCATGGACGAATACGCGCTCATCCTCCGCCGTCGGGCCGGCATTGAGCGCATCAGCCTCGGCGAGCAGCGCATCGACACGGCCGACCGTATCCGCTCCTTCGTCCAGGCCGTTACCGGCCTGCCGGACACGCTCGCCGGCCCGATGCGCCAGCTTGGCCAAGCCCTTGCCGAAGTCGGCAGCCTGCCAGCCGATCCCACGAACGAACCAACAAAGGAGAACAAGCAATAAGCAACGACATCGACAAAAGCGTAAACC